TATATAAGAAGTTTTCTTATAAAATGGTTGAGTCATATCGATTAGATAATATTGCTAACGTTGAGCTTGGCGAAGCTAAGCTTGATTATTCTGAGTTTGACTCTCTACATTTGCTTTATAAGCATGACTTTCAGAAGTTTGTTGACTATAATATTGTTGACGTTGAGCTAGTTCAAAAACTAGACGATAAACTTAAGATGATCGAACAAGTACTTGCGATTGCTTATGATGGTAAAGTTAACTATCTTGATACGTTTACTACCGTGCGTATGTGGGATATGATTATTCATAACTACTTACTAGATCAAAAGATCGTAGTCCCGCCTGGTAATGATGAAAAGAAAGAGCGTCAAATTATTGGTGCTTACGTTAAAGATCCTCAAGTAGGTATGAGTAAGTGGGTTGTTTCTTTTGACTTGAACTCTCTATATCCGCATCTAATCATGCAGTATAATATTTCCCCTGATACCTATCTCGGTAACTATGAAGCATACGTCCCTTCTATTGAAGAGATTGCTGAAGGCGCTGAATGGCGCGATGATCTTAAAAAAGAACTCGATAAAGGTGATGTAAATATTACTGCAAAAGGCACTATATTTGGTAAGCAGAAGCGAGGTTTTCTTCCTGAACTAATGGATAAGATGTATAAAGATCGCGTTCATTATAAGAATTTAATGCTCGAAGCTAAGAAAGAATATGAAGATAAACCTTCACGTGATATTGAAAAGCGTATCGCGCAGATGAATAATATGCAGATGGCTAAGAAGATTCAACTTAACTCAGCTTATGGTGCATTATCTAACGAGCATTTTAGATTCTTTGCTAACGATCTTGCTGAATCGATTACGATGTCTGGTCAGTTATCTATTAAGTGGGTAGAGCATCGTATGAATATCTACTTAAATAAGATTCTTAAAACGCAAGGTATAGATTATGTAC